TGGGCCTCCGAAGTTTAAAACGGCTACCGCTTTATTAGCCTTAGTAGAGTTATATATTAGGGCTCCTGATGCTGTTAAAGTAGAGCTGCTCCATGCAATGCTAGTGAAAGTTACAAACGCATTTATGCCCGATAGAGTTATCGTCTGCCCTAATAGCACTTCTCCACCTGCGACATATCCTGACCCTACTACTTCTCCTACTGTTGTATACACAGTGCTGTTTGAACTTATGTCTGCTACAGAAGTGTACAGGGCTATCTTAAAAGTATCACCTGTAAGTGGGGTAAAGTCGTGTACTGCTGCTAATAACTCTGCTTTAAATGAAGCACATAACGATTGGGTAATAGCCATATTAGTTCACCTTATCTCTAACTTGGGTAACTCTGTAGGAGTCTTGACGGTTCTTACCATCACCTAATTGTTTGACTTCTGCCATAACTTGGTCAAATTTAGTCTGATAAACTTGAATTAACTCTTGCTCACCTTTCAAGAAGATGTACCCTTCAACTAAAGCACCCCATAGTAGGGCGTTAGGAAACTCTGTACTTAACCATGTAGTCCCAGAAGGAGCGTCTACAATAGACTGCGGGTATGCGTAATAGTGCATCTCTACATCATAATCAACATCAGGTGTAGGACCTATTATAAAAGTGTTGTTATCAAAAAGACTGTAGTACTGGGGTACCCCATCCACTGAAGGGTAAGGAAAAGCTTCCCTTATATAGTTAACATCCTTGTTTAATAAGTACTGATATGTAGGAGTAGGGGTTATACCGACTGTAGTTGTGGGTATAACAGCTAAAGAAAATATAGATAGGAAATCTGAGGGTATAGTTAAATAAGGGTTCCCAGCCGTTAAAGTCCCAGTTACGTTTACACGAAAGGCAGGTAGCTGTACTGAGTTATTAATAATAATCTCAGTGTTCTTAATAAAGTTGTCAATGTTTGCAACAAAGGTGGGCTCAGCGCCGTCACCGACATACTCCACCATAAGATATTGTTGTATAGCAGTTGTCAACTCAGTATAAGTCATCACTTAGCCCATTTTGCTTGTAGCCATAGTGCCTTTAATAGCTGCACCAGTGCCACGTACTTTAATAGTTTTTTTATTGTCTATCTTAACAGGGTAGCCATTGCCTACAGGAGTAGGTACAGATTTAACGCCCTTGTATTCAGCAGACCCTTCGATATGTTGCTTAGCCATAGTATACCTCAATTAATCGTAATAAACACGCTATTCAACGTGGTGGTAATAGTCTGTGTCGCCACAGGGTTAAAAGCAAATAGACCTCTAGAGGCATTTAAATTTGTATCTGGTCTTGGGTTGCGTAGAGCTTGTGGGTCATTTGCTACCTTTTGAGCGCCTATTATACCTACCCAGTTTTGTGGGTGGTCGCCACCAACTTTGTCCATACACTCTGGACAGACCCGCATATTTATGCGTTTACCTACAATAACATAAGTACGTAACTTCTTTAAAGGATACCTAAAACTACACCTATCACAGTATCCAAACGCCCGTTTCTCACCAGCAAAAGGAGTAGCCACTTACCAGCCCCCACCACCTACGCTACCTATATTAGGTACAAATCTAAAAGACACTCGTTGACGATCTTCATCAGCCGCCAGTTCAAAAGCCTCTTCATAGAGTTGTTTAAGCATAGGGATTTTACTTTCTGCTTCAGGAGTTTTAAGGGCTAAGTTATAAGCCAACCCAGCAGTCATAGCTTCTAAGAATCTAAAAGGGATATCAAGTGTATTCACGCCGCCTTGTCCTGCATCTTGCATTCTACGTAAGCGCCAATAGACCAATGTGTACCCAGTCTGACTAGGTAGAGGCCATATCTTAGCTGTAGGTGTAGGAGACTGTCTATCAACAAAAATCTGTATAGGACGTCCTTGAACTAACTTGTTTGGTATTGTTGCGTAAGTAGAGATACTTATACGTGCTATTTGAAGGTCAACTTGATTAGAAGTACTGCCGGGGTTCTGACGTATTACAGTCTCTATTAAATCAATAGTATCATCAGGCAAATCATAAGTACCCACCCCTACTAACAGAGGAACTTCGCCCTGCTCAATAGTCCATAGATTAAGACCTTTATTAGCCCAAGAAGCCAACAAGTAATTTAACGACCTTCTAGCGGTTCTAAACTGGTAGCCTGTACGAATTTCTACCCCAACACGCTCGTACGCTTCTTCAAAAATTTCAGCTATATCTGGATTAAATATGGTTGTTCCACTAGTTGCCATATTCTACCTCTTCTACCTTTGTTGTTGTCGTTGTACGGGCATCGAAGTTGGGTTGCCCTGAATTTGTAAGCCTTGTGGGGACATGTATTGTGACATACTTGGAGGCTGTCCTTGCAGAGGTGTTTGCATTTGCCCTACTAGTTGCCCACCTACACCTGCATCACTACCACTATTATCAAACCCCATATTAGTATTTGATGGATTCATTCCCATATTAGGATTGTTTTGTACTGGGGGTACATTTGGAGTAAGAGGTTGGTTAGGTTGCCCTTGCTGTGGGTAATCCATTAATCCTTGGTTAGGAGAGGCGTAGTTGTTATACCCGTTCTGAGTATTCAGTTGTTGACCGTTGATGTTACCCTGACCTAAGCCTAAAATACCACCATCTGCATAGCCTGTAGGAGCCGCTGCTCCCTCTGTAGGAAGACCTGCGCCCTCTACAGTCGGTATATCACTACCCATTTGTTTAGCTTGTAGGGCTTTTAATAGGCCTTGAAAATCAGTAGCTGGGGCAGTAACAGTTGTAGTTGTAGGCAACCCCGCTGCCTTTACAGCATCTAAGTTTTGAACATCAGGCATACCACTACTTACAGTAGAACCTCCACCCACAGGAAGACCAGCTTTTCTTACAGCATCTAAGCTTTGAGGCATTGGTATTCCACTACCGTTATTATGGCCGCCCCCAGACATTAACGCATTGCTCCTTTTGTGTGTCCTTTAGTAGCACAACCATCACCACGAGAAGAAGCTGAAGACTTAACAGAGCCGCCTTTAGCGTAGCCTTTACAAGCAGAGCCGCCTTTCTTCTTAGTAGCTACCCCTTTGCCTTCTATTCTAGACTGTATAGCTTTATTAGCTGCACTATCGCTACCTTTACCAAAGCCTTCATAAGCATCTTGCATACGCTCAAACTGGCTTTTAACTTTAGGTGCAGCATTTACTACAGGCTTAGCTTTAGGGCTTTTAACTTTAGGTGCAGCATTTACTACAGGCTTAGCTTTAGGACCCGCATCAGACTTACTCTTAGGATTACTTAAATCTAAACTAGTATCGCCTTTAAAGTCACGTGTGTTAGCGTATTTAGAATTAGCACTTGCCCTATCACTCTCTTTCAATTTACTTAGAAAAGATGTTTGGTCTACAGGTTTGCTAAGTACGTCTTGTAGCGCTCTATCTGGTTTACTAGCTACAGGGGCTTTAACAGGAATACTTGTATTTTTTGGCATATCAGTCTCATTCTTAAATCGGGGTTTTGTAGAAGTTACAGGCTTAGCAGTAGGCTTAGGCGTAGATGTAGATGCTTGTCTAGTACTAGGCATTGCTCTTTTGGCGCTGTAAGGGTTAGGCCCTATATGAGAGTACTCTTCTGAAGCTCCCTGTGTCTGCTTAATAAACCTATCTTTAGCCGCTTCTGCGTCTTTCCAAGTATCTACATCCTGAGCATTAAGGTCTTTAGGTTTTTGCTTAGGTCTGTTTGGGTCATAAGGTACGTAAGTCATTAGATTATCTTCCCACGAGTTTTGCCTTTTTTAGCAATTCCGTCAATAGAACCACCTTTAGCATAGCACTTACCACCCGCCTTCATACCAGCTGGTGCCATTCCTCTCATAGCACCTAATTGGGCTAAGTCTGGAGTTGGAGCACGTTTAGTTACTTTAGCTTTAATTGTATCTTTTTTCTTTAGTGGGGCCATGCCCGCTTTTAACTTAGTCATATTAGTTCTGCCTCTAGCTTTTTCTTGAATATCGGAAATACCACGTGAAGGGCGTGTCATACTAGTACCCTCCCATTAGCCATTAGTGTTTAACCATATCAATAAACCAAGTAATCAGCGTAGCTACAGATGCACCTATACCACCGACTACTAGTAACAACTTCCATCCACCTTTAGCTTCAGATAAAGTTTTGCTTATTTCTCTAATAGCGTCCTTTATCTCTTCCATGTCTTTAGTCATTTTATCCATGTCATTTTGAAGGTGCCTTATATCTGCACTATGCGTAGCAAGTTCTCTTACTGTTTGCATTGCCGGATCATCTTCTCTACAATGTTCCATACCTTAGCCATAAAAAGCTGTGACGCCAGCTACGGAGCCGACACTAAAAGTTAAATAGACATTGGTAAGAAATAGTATCCCTTCTCCGGGAATAGTAACAGAAAAAGAGTTTGGGTTTGAGTTACTGG